TCTACAGAAGGACATGGGTACAGATTATTTTGCTGATCCTCGTGGACGATTGATGGCATTGAAATCAAACAATGGACAGAACAGCACAGGCTGGCCAACACTTGATCAAAAGTTGTATGGTGGTTTCAATCGCGGTGAACTACAAATCTTTGCAGGTGGATCAGGCTCAGGTAAGAGTTTGATCATGCAAAATCTAGCAGTCAACTGGGTACAGAATGGACTGAGTGGTGTCTACATCACGCTTGAATTGAGTGAAGGCTTGTGTAGTATGCGATTGGATAGTATGATGACTGATACTAGCACAAGAGAAATCTTCAAAGACCTAGACAATGTTGAAATGAAGGTTAAGATGATAGCAAAGAAGGCAGGTCAACTGCGTGTAAAATATATGCCAGCGCAAAGTAATGTTAATGATATCAGAGCATATGTTAAAGAATTACAAATACAGACAGGTATGAAAGTAGACTTCATCTGTGCTGACTATCTAGACTTGATCATGCCGGTCAGCGCAAAAGTCAGCCCAAGCGATTTGTTTATCAAGGACAAGTATGTGTCAGAAGAATTGCGTAATCTTGCTAAGGAACTAAACGTATTGTTGGTCACAGCAAGTCAGTTGAATCGTACTGCTGTAGATGAAATTGAATTTGATCATAGTCATATCGCAGGTGGTATCAGTAAGATTAATACTGCTGATAATGTGTTCGGTATCTTTACAAGTCGCAGTATGCGTGAGCGCGGATTGTATCAGATTCAATTGATGAAAACACGTAGTAGTTCGGGTGTAGGTCAGAAGATTGAACTTGCGTTTGACGTTGAAACATTGCGTATTACAGATAACGGGGAAACTGCCCCTAGACCGCAACCTTCAGGTAATCAATTATTAAGCCAAATTCAAGCAACAAGTCAGATAGGGACGGTAAATAATACTGTCACAGATACAGTAGAAACAGAAGATAAGAACGTAAAGGCCAACGTACAAAGTGCTAAATTACGCAATTTGCTTAACAATTTAAACAAATAAAACGCCCCGTAATCTGATAAATACTTTATTATGCAAAAGCGTACACGTAGCCTGCTTGAAGAACTTGAGTCGATAGGCAGTAATAGAGATATGAATCACGTTATTGAGAATAGAGCAAATAACGTCATTACCAGTGCTATTAATTTAGTTGAATTAATACATAGAAACTACAGTCCAGAAAAAGCAGAAATACTAGAGAAAAAACTTCTTTCCGCAATTAAAAGTAAAGAACCTACACGCTTTGCAAAGTCATTGAGAAAGAAAAATGAAAATACGTGAGGCGTTTTTAGGCAAAACATTTGGTGGTATGGCAGGTGGTTTATATAACCTTTTCAAGCCTGATAGGTCTAATCTTTCTCAACAGCAAAAATTAGCATATGATAACTTTGTGAAAAACTTTGTCAGTGCAGGGATAAATGCTATTGACACTGCTGTAAAAGCAGGATTAATTGATACACAATCAAATAAGTTATCTAGATTTGTTAAACAACCCCAAGAAAAAAATACTAAAAATCAAAACCAACAAGCAGTAAAAAAGCCTAAATCTAAAAAGGTGGCTACTCCAGCATACAAACCTGTAGTAAGAGTAGATAAAGACACGGGTCAATATAAACCAATTACACTTAATTATGATGGAATTAATTATACCAAAACAAACAAAGGTTGGGTAGACGATAAAAATCAAATTGTAAAGGCAGATTACCAAACACACTTAGATAAGATTTTAGCACAATCCTTGGCTGAAGCAATAGAATATATTAAAATGCAAAGATTATATGAAAGTATTGTTAATGAAGCAGTTAAAAGCATTTCACAGTGGGCAAAAGATCACTTTGTTTTGCCTTACCTCAGAGGTATAGACTTAACATCAGCAGATAAACAAATTAATGCAATTTTAAAAAACTTACCCGTAAGTTACAGAAATGGTACCATCTCAGACGATTTGAAAAAAATTGCTGAGATTGCTTGGGCTCTAGAAATGGCAAGTAATGCAAGAAGAACATCAGGTGGATATTGATGTTGGAGTTTTTTCAAAAGACAAGAGAATTTTTTACTAACCTGCTAAATGAAGGAAAGGGGCATTTAGATCATCCTGAAGATTTAGTAATACTACAAGGAATATCTGGTGCTGATAGAGCCGTCAACTCAATTTTATCTTGTGCCCAATCACCTGAAGCAATAACAATAAAATGGGACGGCTATCCAGCATTAATTTTTGGACGAGGACCAAATAATAAATTTACTATTATGGATAAACATATGTTTAACCGTAAAGATGGTACAGGACGTAAAATTTATAGTCCTGAAGCATTTGCTGAATATGATAGACAGAGAGGAGTAGATCGTGCTGAACTTTCAAATCTCATTAGGGATATCTGGCCAGGCTTACAAAAAGCCAGCAAAGGCACAAAAGGTTATTACTGGAGCGATTTACTCTTCAGTCGTCCCTTGCAAAATCAAAAAGGCTTATACAAATTTAAAGCGAATCCTAACGGTATAACCTATACCGTGACCGCAGATAGTGATGTTGGACAATTGTTCAACAACAAAATTGCAGGAGTAGCAGTACATCAATTTTTAAATCCTGATGCTATGTCATTAGATGATGCTATTAGTCTTGATGGCACATTAGGCGGATTAGTTAACAATAGTGACGTTGCAATAGTTCCTAGTGCAATGCCAGTAGTTCCTACTATTAATTTAGATAAAGACCTTGTTAATAATGCAAAAAAGACTATTTCAAAGTATGGTAGAGAAGTAGAGCAATTATTGAATACTGCCCCCCAAGCACGTAGCAGTTTCGCTACACTTTTTACACAGTATATTAATAAAAAAATAGTATCAAATAACTTATCAAATCTAAGCAAAGATTTTTTAGACTATTTTGAACAAAAGCCAATGACTGAAAGTATGAGGAAAAAACTTGCGGATCATATTAATACTAACAAAAATGGTATAGTTGGTTTATTCTCTATTTGGGCAGCGATATATCAACTTAAAATGAATCTAGTTGAACAACTAAATAACGCGGCTGGACAAAGTCCGGTCAAGGGCTATCTACAAAATGGACAACAAAGTCAGGAAGGATTCGTCTGTCAGGGGCTTAAATATGTAGATAGATTAGGGTTTAGTCGCCAAAATCTAAGCGCCAAACAATAGCCCAAACCAGTATTTTTTATCTCTAGGCATAAATAATAGTATGAACCTCATGTGGGTTCAAACAAACATGGAGATTTAAAAAATGGCACAATTTACAAAAGTCAATGGCGACTTTCAACAGGTATTACACTTAGACGCTCCAGAGTATACTAACTCTGGTCTAAATGCTGTAAATTCAGGTAAGACAGTTCAGCCACAAGGTCCAAAGTTAGACTTTGGTACAATCACATTCACTGGCGCAGCATCACCAACTGGTGCAGACCTAGCAATTGCTTTCCAAACTATTCAGCAATTAGCAACTGTATATCTATATGAATATACAGAAGTTGGTGCAAACACTGATACACTAGCAGTTGCAGTATATCCAGTAGGCGCATGGGACTTTGCTAACGGCGGTAGTTTAGACGTTGCTCTAACAGCAGCACTAGGCTATGCTGTAACAACAGCCGCAACAGCAACTTTTACTAACTAATAGTTAGTTTTAGTTGAGACGAATAAGGCCCGAGAAGTAAAATTCTCGGGCTTTTTTACGGCTGTAAATACTGGCATGCAAAGAATATCATGTTTTACACTATTTGATATAACACGCACTGGTATTCTTAATAGAGCAAGACCGGGAGATGATGTCAACAACGTAGGCGAATGGTATAAACAGCGAAATACACAATGTAATTTTGACACTATACTACAAGTAATATCACTACGTTCACAACCTGAAATAACAGGATATCCTAAAAAGATAGAGACATTATTAAATGCTTATAGATTTGGCAGTTCATTTAAAACTGATAGTGTCGTATCTATTTGGACCTTTGATTTTGAAATACAACACCCTAGTGTTTTTGATGATGGAACAGAGGATTTAGGGTACCTTTATAAAGATTGTCAGGGAGTTCCTATGGTTAAATGCGAAACACAACATTGTGACTTAGACTTAAATTTGGATGTAACAAATGAGAAAAGAAACATATACTTTGTTAAATACTAAAATGAACAGGACGGAAATTAAGAATAAAATCAGTGATTTGTTTATAGTCCGTGAAGATGATGGATCCTATAACCTGTTCGGTCGTTATCTTATTGAGAATAAGAACGGTCAATATGTATTACATGAAAAGGGAGAGAATACCTATCACAATTTTTATGTATTAAAACATGCGGTCACTTGGTGTGTTTTGAACAATAGTAAGAAGTATAAAGATGTACGAAGAGTATTAGAACTTGATAATGAACTAATTAGTTTAGACGCTGCTATTGAAAATCACACTAGATTAATACGTAAAAACTGCGAAAACTCCATAATTTACGGTACGAAGTTACAGGAAGAAAGACTTAAGAAACGTAAGGTCCTAGAGGAAATTAACGGCTATACAGCCCTTAGCAAGCATATACAGGGTAAAAAGTATAAAGAAAATCAGGATTTATAATCTAGGAATTGTGATAAATATAATATTATAACTTGGGATTTATTTTATGAAAATGAATGATTTAACATCTAAAAATGTCGCTGTCAAGGCACTAAGAGCTAATTTTGATTACAACTTTGACCCTTCAAATTTGTCATATGGCCAGACATTATCAATGATGACTAGAATTAACGGGCTAATTAAAGAAGCTCGTTTGATGCCTAATTATTATGAAGCACAAAAT